CAGATAAGACAGCGTATTATAAGTTACTCTTTTAATTGCCATTCTGTCTGTTTCTCCTATCCGAATAAGTTCTTGATATCTTCCTCGTTTACCTCGTCGTCTGTACTGTCCGGCGTTTCGCCGCCTGTGTATTCACTGGATAGGCTTAAATGAGTTTTCAAGCACTCGTAAGACTTCCAAAACTGCTCTGATTTATCAGAATAGCCAAACTCTGCCTTGCAGTATAAGGTAATTGCCCTAATAATCAGTGCGTCTGTTTCATCCAGTTTCTTTACGCCTACGTCCTGCAAATCCATTTTGCAGGCGGCTATACAGTCGTTTATTTCCTCTGTGATTTTCTCACTGGTGCTGCTTATACGCAGCGCCGCCCGCATCTTCTCGGTTAATGTTGTGGTATCTGCTGCCATAGCCTGCACCCTCTTTCTTACTCTGTCATTACTACTGCTACGCCTGCCTCTTCCAGAACTGCTGCACGCTCTCTGCTTACTGTGTAAATATCCCCCGTATCCTTAATCTGGTTTAATTCCTTGTCAAGAAAACGGCGCTTTGCTTTCACTTTTACCAGCCCTGCTGCTTTCTTTTCTTCCTCGGCTTTGGCTACTGCCTCTGCCGCTGCCTTTTCCTCTTCGGCTTTGGCTGCCGCCTCTGCCGCTGCCTTTTCCTCTTCGGCTTTGGCTGCCGCCTCTGCCGCTGCCTTTTGCCTCTTGGCGTTTCTCTGTGTGTTGGCTTATTCGCTATAACGCCTCTTACTGCTACCTCGTCCTGCTCTACTGCTTTTTCTGATACCGCCACAAAATCTGCCAGAATATATACCAGCAGTCTACCGCTCTGGAAGTCCTTAAGTGTCTGCGCCTTGCCTGTCAGTAAAAGCCTGCTGCCCTCTACAAATTCCTGCATAACGTCAAACTCTATGCCGCTGCAAGCTCTGTATGGTACGTCCTCTGCAAATACTACCGTTACCTCGTCCGGCACGCCGCTTGGTCTTACTGTTTCTACCTTTGCCATATAACCACAAAACGGCAGCCCGCATAGCTGCTTAATTTCCTTAATCTGTGTAAGCGTTCCTACCAGTCCCGCTGCATTTTCCTTGATACCGCCACCTGTAAGCTCGTCCATGATTGCAGTATCTAAATCCCGTAAAAAATCCGGCTTTTTCTTTGTCATACTTCCTGCCCTTTCCTTTCCTGTATATAAATGGTGTAGTAAAGTGACATCTGCAAATCACTAAACTTATACTGTGCTGTCTGGTCTGGCTCTAATGGTTTCATAAGCCCCAGCTCTTTCCAGCGTCTGTGCGTTATCTCCGGCACTGCTCTAAACTTCTTTACCTCATGCCCGCTGTATTTTCGGTATTCCTCGCTTATCTCATGGTCTGCAAACGGTTTGAACGCTGCCAGATACCCTATGTAAATGTCTGCCCCGCCCTCGATAATGCGCAGGCGGTCTGAACTCTCCAGCGTGCCTATAAATTCCTTTACTGTCACGGTGTAGCCCCGCTTTCGTCCTTATGTTCTTGGTAGCCCTCTAAGTAGCCTATTGCCTCTACGTCAATGTCCTTGCCGTCCTTACCGTCGTTGTTTATCCGAATTTTGCCGTAGTATGAATAAATACAGCAGCCGTCATAGTCGTATACTCTTATGCTGCCCTCTGTGGCTGCCTCTGGCGTTTCGATAACCAGAGGCTCTGCCTGCTGCATCTGCGCCGCTACCTGTTCGTCTGTCACTGGCTCGCTGTTCTTTCCTCTGTACCAGATAGCCAGCATAAACAAAATGATTGCCAGCACGCCTGCCGCTATAATAGCTGCGCACTGTATCAGTTTTTTAACTGTCTGTCGTTTCTGTTTTCTCATAGTTTCAGCCTTTCTTTTTCCTCTTCCCAGTCAAAACTTGTGCAGGCTATGCAACGCTTGCAGCGTTCTATAGGCTCGTCGTCCCCGTCGTGTGTAAATCCCAGACAAGCGCCGCCGTCCATTCCAGCTGCGCCCCATTTTTTCTGCAAACTGCATTTTTTAATACGCTGCTTTATCCGGCACTCTTTGCATATAACCTTTTGTCCGGCTGTGCAGCCCTTACACCTTGCATGGTACTTAGCCCACTCTCTGCTTACTCCTGTTCCCTCGCTTTCCCAGCCAATTACCCACTTGCCGCATACGTCGCAATATACCTGTGTTGTTACCGTCCTTGTTATTCCCATGTTTGCCCCTTTTCTGCCTCAAAATAGTAGTTGTCTACTATCAGCATTTTTTTACTGAAAAGGCACATAAGCCCCAGCGGTACGGTAATAACCGCTATTGTTATGTCGCCCTCCGTCGCCCATACTGCCAGCACGGTAACTGCCAGCATTGCAAGCCCGTAGGCTTTCTGCTTAATGAAATACCAGCGGCGGGCTTTCTTTGCCTGCTCCCGCTGCCGCCTCTGTTCTTTTTTCCTTCGCATATCTGCTATGGCATCTGCATAGCCTCTCTGGTATGCGTCCTCTACTATCAATGCCTCTGCTGCCATTCTCTGCCTCTCTTCCTTTCGGCGGCGCTCTCTGTCTTTCCATGTGTGCCGCTCTCCTGTTCTGGCGTTTGGTTTTACCGTGCGGGCTGCTTTTCGCATTAAAAAGCAACTGAAAACCTGTTGACCGTCCACATACTTTCTGGCTGGTATGACCGCTGCTATTTTTCCACGGTATACAGATTGCAGCTATTAGCCTGCTGCCCTCTGCCGCAGGCTCGCCATGCCTGCTACGCAGTGTGCCGTGTGGGACTTGAACCCACGACTTGCCGCTTATGAGGCGGCTGCTCTAACCACTGAACTAACGGCACTCGTGGCGGCTGTTGCCGCCTACATTTCCTCTAAACTGTCGGTTTCTTCCAGATAGCCTATAAATTCCTCTAAACTATCTACGTTTTCCTGCATCTGCTCGCCACGTTCTCCATATTGCAAACTCTCCGGCAGATTTTCGTAGCTTTCCTGCTCTTCGTCTTTTACCTCTTCCAAAATGTCCCTTGCTTGGCTTATCAGCTCTAATGCCTCTGCAATTCTGTTGCGCCTCTGCTTATTCATTCTTTACCGCTCCTTTCCTTATAGTGCCTGCTGCCCCGCTGCTGCTGTGTATGTTTTCAGTGTGGCATTGCAGCGTTTGAACTCTCTATAAATTGTGTCCCTGTGTGTTCCCAGCGCCTCTGCAATATCGCTTACGCTGCTGCCCTGCTTACTCATAGCCTCTATGGTCTGCCTGTCCTCATAATGCAGACGCTTATACTTTCGTTTTCCCATGCTCTATGCTCCTTTCCTTTGGGCGACGCTACCGCCGCCCTTTCCTCATTTTTCTGCTACAGCCTCTGGCTTACAAAGAATGTGCATACACAAAAGCCCTTTTATAGCTGTCGGTAAATCATACGGTATAATTCTTTCTTCGTTGCACTGGTCGAACATTGCGTTTATTCCTGCTATTTGCCATTCTTCTACGTCGTTCTCTCCACTTTTCAAAAATTCCGCTGCGTCCCGTGCCTCTCTTATGCAATCTTTCATAACTCTTGCGTTATTGTCGTGTGCGCTTACTCTAATTTGCAGTTTATCCGGCTCTTTCTTTCGCTGCTCTTCAAACTCTGCCGCTTCTCTCTTCTCTGCGTCCTCTTCGTTAAGCATCTCGTCAGCGAACCAATAAACCAGTTTATATAGCCTCTTTATTGCTTTCTTGCGGTTTTCGCTTAGTTCTACTTTTTCCTCTACCTTGTCTACATAGATACGGCTTTTGCTGTACTCTGTACTCCAAAACTCTGTTACGCCGTTCTCTGTTCTCTCGTAAAATATCCCGCTACCGTCCTTGCATACATACTGCTTATGAATGACGTTATTTTCCATACTTGATGTTTCTTTGTATTCTTTCCCGTACAATACTGCCGCTTTTGCTGCCTCATACTCTTCAAATGTCACTCTTTCCATTCTCCGTGCCTCTCTTTCGTTGTAAAAAAATAAGCGTGCCAGAGTTTTTACGCTCTGCACGCTCTCCTTTTCTGCTGTTTCCTATAAAAAAAGAAAATCGGCAGAGGCTTTATAACCTCTTGTCGATTTTCATTCTAAAACTTATCGATCACAGCCTGTTTTCGGCTGTGATCCTCCAAAGTGGCATTTACTGCACGCTCTCTGTTGCATTCTCTGTCGCGATCGTGTACTGGTTACCGATGAACGTTACATTCTTCCAGACCTTGTCTTTTACTTTCCACTCGGCATCTTTTTTATATCCGTCACAAACTTCCGTATAATGGTCGGACTGACGTTTTGATACGATCTCCTGCTTCTTGTTTGCTGTCGCATCCTCATCAAATTCCTTGTCCAGACGGATCACATAATACTGTCCGTCCTCGCCCTCGATCGCGCCGGATACCTGTCCTTCGCTCAGAGCATCTGCCTCCGCGATCACATTTTTATCAAAGGAATCCTCATCGGTTCCATAGGAATATGTGCTTGCTGTCAGTCCAAAGGAAACGCCCGCGTTGTCAAAATCCGCCGCTGCCGCTTCCGCAACCTGACCGGCATACGTCTTTAATTCCGCCGCCTGTTCCTCGGAGGACGGTTCCACTGCTGCCTCGGTTCCCGCATCCTCAGTGCTTTCCGCACTTTCATCCGGCAAGGTCACTTTATAATAGGAAAAGGTACGCTGTGCCGCTTCCTCATCGCTGACCTCGGTATCTACCTCCGCAATGATCGCTTCGTGCATTTTCTGCTGGATCGTATTCAACCGCAGCATCTCTGTCACGATATCCTCGGTCGCCGTCATGCGCTCGATCGCCGGCTGCTTGTTTGCTTCCATAAACTGCGCCGCCGCGTCTTTCATGGCGCTTAATTCCTCGTCTGTGATCTCCACATTATAATCTGCCATATGATCTTCTAACAGATAATCGGTCTCGATGGATTCCATCACCTGATCCTTTACCATGTCCTCCATCGTTTTTCCGTCCCCGGAGTAATCCTGGCTCCACATATTCGCTCCCATATAGGAAGAATAATACGCGTCATAAGTAACCGCCTGATACTGTGCCATAAAGTTGGCAAGTCCGAGTTTGATCTCTTTTCCGTTTAATGTCGCAACGACCGTTTCCGGGTCTACCTCTTTGCTTCCGCATCCGCCAAGCGTAAAGGACGCCGCCAGTACGCCGGTGAGCAGAAGCGCTGTCAGTCTCTTTATCTTCATGTTTCTTTTGACCTTTCTTTCCTTCTTGTTTCCTGTTACCGCTGTCACGGTTCTTTTCCAGTGTCACTCGCTTCATTATAGTGCTTTTTATTTCCACCCGCAAGTGTTTCCTGTGCCCGATTCAAAAATTGCGCGATCACTTCTCCCGCGTCCTCGCCCTTCTGTCTGGAGTTATAGTTTAACCGGTATACGAAATACGGCGCCTTGCTGTCCGCCGTAAAGGTCACGCGGTTTTCGTAGCTTTGAACCAGCTCCGGGATCTTTGCAGGATCTACTGCCGCCTTTTCATACAGCACAAACTTAATCTCATCGCCACGCTGCGTAACTTCCGTGAAATATCCCACATGCGCTTTTGCTTTTAACTGCGCGATAAGAAGCAGATTGTTCACAGATCTCGGTGGCTCTCCGAAACGGTCGATCAGTTCCTCGATCATCTCGTCCTTTTCTTCCTCTGTTTCGATACCAGCGATCCGCTTGTAGATATCCAGCTTCTGATACTCGTTTGGGATATAGGAAGCCGGGATGTAGGCATCCATATCGATATCGATCGACGTGTCAAAATGTTCTTCCCCGGCGATCCCCTTCGCTTCCTTGACCGCTTCATTCAACATCTTGCAGTACAGATCGTAACCGACCGCTTCCATATGCCCGTGCTGCTCGGCTCCGAGCAGATTTCCCGCGCCACGGATCTCCAGATCCCGCATCGCGATCTTAAACCCGCTTCCGAGTTCCGTAAATTCCTTGATCGCCGCAAGACGCTTTTCCGCGATCTCCTTTAACATCTTATCCCGCTTATACATAAGGAACGCATACGCTGTCCGGTTTGAGCGCCCCACACGTCCTCTGAGCTGATAGAGCTGGGAAAGTCCGAGGTTATCCGCGTCCTGTATGATCATGGTATTTACGTTTGAAATGTCAAGTCCCGTCTCAATGATCGTGGTGGACACTAACACATCGATCTCTCCGTTGATAAACCCATACATGATGTCTTCGAGTTCTTTTTCTTTCATCTGTCCGTGCGCGAATGCGACATTTGCGTCCGGCACAAGCGACGCGATTTTCGCTGCCACATCCGCAATCTGATTGACCCGGTTAAAGACGTAATAAACCTGACCGCCTCTTGCCATCTCACGCATGATCGCCTCACGCACCAGTTCTTCATTGTACTCCATGACATAAGTCTGGATCGGCATTCGATCCATCGGCGGTTCCTCTAAGACGCTCATGTCCCGGATCCCGATCAGGCTCATATGGAGCGTACGCGGGATCGGCGTCGCGGTAAGCGTCAGCACATCCACATTATTTTTTAACTGCTTGATCTTTTCCTTGTGTCCGACACCGAAACGCTGTTCCTCATCCACGATCAGCAGTCCGAGATCTTTGAACACCACATCTTTTGAGAGCACGCGGTGCGTTCCGATCACGATATCCACCATGCCTTTTTTCAGATCTTCGATCGTCTTTTTCTGTTCGCCTGCGGTACGGAAACGGCAGAGCAGATCCACACGCACCGGAAAATCTTTCATCCGCTGTGCAAAGGTATTGTAATGCTGCTGCGCAAGGATCGTGGTCGGCACCAGATAAACCACCTGTTTTCCATCCTGCACCGCCTTGAACGCCGCACGGATCGCGACTTCCGTCTTTCCGTAGCCGACATCCCCGCAGATCAGGCGGTCCATGATCTTTTTGCTCTCCATGTCCTTTTTGGTCGCCTCGATCGCGAACTCCTGATCCTCCGTCTCCTCAAACGGGAACATTTCCTCAAATTCCCGCTGCCACACGGTATCCGGGCTGTAGACAAATCCTTCCTTTTCCTGTCTCGCGGCATAAAGTTTTACCAGATCTCCCGCGATCTCTTTTACGGCTCCACGGACTTTGGTCTTGGTACGGTTCCACTCCTGCGTGCCAAGCTGGTTTAATTTCGGCTTCTTCGCGTCCGAGCCCGCATATTTCTGGATCAGATCCAGCTGGGTTGCAAGGATATAGAGATTTCCGCCTTTCGCGTACTCGATCTTGATATAATCTTTGACCGTTTTGTCCACTTCCACTTTTTCAATTCCGCGGTAAATACCGAGCCCGTGGTTTTCATGCACCACATAATCCCCGATGCTCAGATCGCTGAAGCTCTGTATCTTTTCTCCCTCGTAGATCCGGCGTCTTTTCTTTTTCTTTTTTTCCGCGCCAAAAATATCACTCTCGGAGATGACCACAAACTTGATCAGCGGGTATTCGTATCCCCTCTTCACCTTGCCGTAAGCCGTCATGATCTCACCCGGCTTTACTTCTCTGGAAAAATCGTCGCTGTAGTAGCTGTTTAACCCTTCTTCCATCAGATCTCCCGCCAGATGCTCCGCCCTGGTCCTCGATCCGGAAAGCAGAATCACACGATAGCCTTTTTCTTTGTAGCGCTTTAAGTCTTTGACCAGAAGTTCAAAGCTGCTGTTATACGGATTGACACTTCTCGTAGAGACCGCGAAGCGCGCCTTTATCTCGAAATCTTTTTCCTTTGTCTCCAATGACGCAAGTCCCACGCATTTTCGTGAAGAGAGTTCTGCCAGGATCTGTCTGCAGGTAAAGAGTGCCTTCATCTGTCCCGGCAGGATATAACCCTTTTCCAGACGCTGCTTCATGCTCTCGGAAAATTCTTTCTCGGTAACGTTTCCTTTTTCCACGCAGCGCTGCGGCTCATCCAAAAAGACCACTGTATCCTCTTTCTCAAAATAGGAAAGCAGGGAAACCGTCCGGTCCGTAAAATACGAAAGATACACATCCGCATCCACGCTGCCGCCGCCCTCGGTCAGTTCCTCTATAAATCCCTCGGTCGCGGTTTTCACACGGTACGCTTCCTCGGTTTTCATT